TTATCTGGATCGGCTTTTCTATAGCAGACAGCAAGAGACTGTACAAAACTACCTCCAAACCTATCCATATTTTCTAATGCTTTACTAATAAAATGTTTAGTCATATCCCGTATCTCTCCGTTAGCTCGTCTACATCTTCTTGGGCTAACTGTTGCTTACATATTGTGATTAATATGTTGCAAGCCTTATGAACATAGTAATGTCCTTCAATCGGAAATAATTCTTTCAACTTAGTCATCATACCGACTAAGATTTTAATTTCATTCATAGTGACAGTTAAATGTCTATCACTACTTTGATCTAGTGGATCGACAGCCATAATCATGGTGGTTAATGTGCCTTATAATATTACTTTAGTTCCATTCATAATGCAACAAACAAAATTCTCATTCATTATTCTCAGTGATAATTCTCAGAATTTGACATTCATTGCTGACTAAGTTAATTATGGATTGTCCTAATTTTTTCATTCATTATGACTTCTCACATTCATAAATTTTTTAACAAAAAAGATTATAACCTTAGTATTCAAGATACTTTTTTTATATTAATCTGTTTACAAAAAATAGCTAATAATGTTAACAATCAATTTTCAGAAAATCTCTGTTATCGTGCAGATAAATTAATAGATAAAATTTTAATTAATATTGAATTAAATAAATAGGTTGCTATCTCATATATATTAATGTAGTATTTAAAGGTAACTAATTTTTACAACACCCATGAAAAATTCAAACAAAATTGACTCAATCGTATCTTTCTCAGATAAAGAGTTAAGAGTGGATCGCCACTATAGAAGTGAAAATTTCACTCGAACTAATCTAGGTAAAGAGATTAACAACTTAGGTTATCAACGTCAGGGAAATGAAAATCTAATTTCTACACCATTTAACAGGAATGATGATTTGAAAACAATTTTATTTAAAACAAATGTTTTAAACGATCCTGAACTTAAACCAACATTTACAAAAGTAAATGATGTTTCATATGAATGTCCTAATACTAAGGCCGTTTTTTCTAATAGGTTAGGTAAGGTTCTATCTACAGTGTCTAACACATATGAGTTAGTTAAACATGATGTTATTTATGACGCTATCGAACCAAACTTAAATTTTTTAGAAGTTGAACACGTTATTCCTATGAATAATACAGCTAGAGTTTTCATTATATGTGCTATTAAAAATAGCGATATGGAAGTGTCAAACGGTGACGCTATCCGTAGAAGAATGATTTTTGTTAATTCTATGGATGGATCGTATAGTTTCAAAGTGATACAGAGTGACGTGCGCTTATGGTGTTTCAATCAAATGGGTTCTATTCAGAATTCTAAAAATAAAATGGTTTTCAAACATTCTAAGGGTGTTAACCAGTATTTAAAAAATCTACCTGAATTTTTATCTTATCAACGTCAAGATTTAGCAAATTCTATTGAAGAATTTAAAGCAATGAGAAATACACCATGCTCATCTGATATGCTTAAAAATTTATTCTTGCATAGCTTCCAAGATAAATTAATAGGGCAGATAACAGATAAGGATACTAAACAAAAGAGAAACAAAGAATTCAAAGATATAAATAAAGAGTGGATCGCAGTTAAAAATAATTTTAAAGTTGAGGGAGAATCTAATTTGTTTAATGCATTCAACGCTATAACCGAATATGAGACTCATTCAGAATCTAGCCGTGTAGATTCTACAGAATCAGCAAGAATACGCTTTGAATCGCTCATAAGGGGTAGATGTGCTGAGCGCATTCAAAAGGCTAGAAAAGAATGTTTAAGACTAACTACCGTATAACAGAAAATTAAAATTTATTAATCCTGATGCTAAAAACGTCAGGATTTTTTATTGTCTTAAGTGAGACTAAAATAAAACAATTAAGAATGTAATAATTTAATGATCCTTAAGGTATGTTTATACCTTTTAAAATTATAGTTATACCAATAAATTTATTTGCAATTTTATTTGTTCGATACTACAATACAGGATGTAATAACCATCTTTATTATTATGACTAACTCTAATTACATTCAACTTGAACTTCCATTATTTGCGAAGTATAAAGTTACCCATTTCATAGATTGTGGAGCGTGGATAGATCCAAACCCTACCATTGAATATTTTGATGAATGGTATGAAATGGAAGATTATGCAAATGAAGAAACTCAAAGAAGAATAGATTATACAGTTCAACATAGTCCATTTACTGTTAGTGAAGAAGAATATAAAGAAATCGAAGAGTATGAAAATTCAATGTATAAAATCGAAGAAATTACAAATAATGGACTAAAACTTATTAAAGGTTGGATAAATTCAAACATTCAATCATTCACTTAAAAATTTATTCACTTTATTATTATGAAACTTACAATCAAATTAAACCTCGATAAGAAAACATTTTCAGATAACGAACTTATCGAAGCTAGCAAGTATTTAAAATTACTTTCACAACACTTTGAAATTAATTTAGTCAAAAAAATTGGAACACTAGCTAAAAGAAAAGAATTTTCATTCAATATGGATATGCCCATTAATGATGATAATGAGAATAAAATAGGATTTTATCGAGTAGACAAAGAAGAAAAAATAAAAGAACAAAGTGAAGCAGAAATTATAGCAGATTTGAATAAATGGAGTAGAAAACATTTTGGATATATTGAAAATGAGGTTTTTAAAATGGATAATTAAATTAAATTAGATCAGGAATTAAAAATTAATAGCTAGATTCTTAAATGAGTCTAGCTTTTTTATTATGTAAGAATTGAATGATTTTAGACTTGTTAATGTAGTATTGCACGTTTAAATTTTAAAATTATAGGATTCTTAACTGTTTAAATTTCTTAGTCATACTAATTGTTTATGTGTCTTATTCTGTGAGATTGTAGAGAAAAAATAAGGATTTTTAGGTTTTTTAGTGGTTTTTATTGTGATATTTTATATTTGATATATAACAGAAAATAGACTATAATTAGGGAGTAAACCTACCTATAATTTACAATGGGACAAACAATCGAAACCTATTCCACAACAAAAGGACACAGCAAAGTCTACAAAACAGAAAGGCAATGTATCGAGGAGCGAATCCAACAAGAGGAAAAAATGCTCCAGACTTATTTATTAGTTTTTAGATTTATTAAAAGAATAGATGGATTAAAGCTAGGAGATAAAGGAAAAGAGAAAGCCTACGAGATAGGAAATAAAATGGGCTTGAATTTTTATTTTCGAGGATATTCTGACAACTACGAATCCATGAATTATATATACACACAGAAAAGAACTTACAGAAATTGGAACTATGTGTTCGAGCCTGTTCCTGATTTATGTATAAATATCGGAAGAGCTCGAAAGGCAGTTAAAATTGATTATCAGGAAATATGCGAAAAGCAATTTTATAAATGTGTGACTGTTTTTAGAAAGTCAATCAGTGCAATGCGATCAGCATTAAAAACTAATAAACCTGAGATTATTGACAACATGGAAGCACAAGTTAAGGAACTCCAGGAACAAATCGACAAGAACAAAGCAAGCATCAGAGGAAACTAATATGAGACAACCAACCGATTACATCAACTCAGGAAATCAATTTGCAGATACTCTAGTTAAAAACTGGATAGCTTCATTACCTGATTGTTTCACTGTGGACTTTGCGAAAGATTGCAGTAGAAACGGAAACCCAAACCAATACAAAATTATCATCACAAAAAATTAACTTCTTTTTATTCTCTTAACCGTATCACTAGCCATGACCAATCCAAACAATCTAAACCATATTAAGATTTATAGATCAGCGACCCACCGATCAAACCGCACCAGACTTAATGCAACGGTTTTTATTATTTCACTTGCTTCGATTCTGTGGGCTTGCTATCTCACAGACAAAGGCTTTAAATCCTGTCTCGAAGCTGGCAAGTATTCCACTATCGAATGTGAAAAGCTACACTTAGGTTAAGGAGCTCCAGACTTTTCTACTACCTCCCAAAAATCGGGAGGTTTTTTTATTGCTAATTTTTATTTTTCTATCCCACACAGGCAGATGGGGACACATTGCAAAATTTTTTTAAATTTTTTTACTACCCCCGAACCTACTGAGAAATCAAAGCATAAGCGATAAATGTACTACAATATAATAATACTACAATATTACTCTAGTGTCAACTATTTTTCTTAGGTTCTACCGAAATTGATAGCTGTGGAGTGTTTAAATTGATATTCTCTACACTCTCCCCTACTACTTTACCAAGAGAATCTAGTATCTGAGCAGCCGTCTGCAACTGACCTTTTCTTACAGCCTGTTCAAAAAGCCTCATTCTCATCCCCTGGAGTCGTGAAATCATCTTCTCTCTATCCTTTTCCCAATCCTCATCGTTCCATTCTTTTACCTTTCTCCAATCGCTCCATGCAGTTTCTACACCAATCTGTTCCCTGGAAGCGTGTTCCAACACAAGTTGTCTTGTAGTTTTACCTGTAAGTTGCCTTGAGTACAATTTTTGCCTTCTAGCTTCTATTACTGCATCAGGTTGTCTTTTCCCACATACTCTCCCATCTTTGCGTGCTCGCTCAGATGTAAATTGACCATTTGAATTACGAAGAACAGAATCAGCCACGGACTAAATTTGTTGTTAATACTTGAATAATAACCCTAAAAACACTGTTTAGTCGACAAAAACACAGAAATCCGTCAATATTTAAGCTATTCTTTACTACATGAGTACAAAAACAGCCGAAAATCTATCTCTGCGATGGGCACAGGGGGAGGTGTTCAACGCAAAACAAAGATTTAGAGTACTGGTCGCTGGCAGAAGATTCGGAAAATCCTATTTATCCTGCATAGAACTACTCAAAGCAGCAATAGACCGCCCAGGCGAAACATATTTTTACTGTGCCCCCACTTACCGCATGGCAAAAGACATCGCATGGAAAGAAATAAAGAAACTAATACCACGAGAATGGATAGCCTCCAAAAACGAAA